GAACAGATACATCATGTACATCGAGGGTATCCCCTCTTATTTGATTAAGACGGCTAACAGACCAACCATAGCTTTCGAGACCATCGAACTCGACCACATTAATGTGAAGAGATACATAAAAGGTAAGGGAGCATGGGAAGAATTAGAAATAACACTTTACGACCCAGTAGTTCCAAGTGGAGCTCAAGCCGTAATGGAATGGGTGAGACTATCTCACGAATCCGTTACTGGTAGAGATGGGTATTCAGATTTTTATAAGAAAGATGTAACCTTTAATGTATTAGGACCTGTGGGTGACAAAGTTGAGGAATGGACACTCAAAGGAACATACATTACCAACGCAACATTTGGTGATTTGGATTGGGCAAACGCAACAGACCCAGTCGATATCACATTAACTCTTAGATTCGATTACGCAATACTACAATTCTAATCTTAGTATAGGAGTAAAAAAACTATAATAGGTCTGGCAACTTGTTATAAAAAAAGTGAGGTTTTAATCACAAACAAACTAATCAGTTTAATTAGGAGAAATAATAATGGCTGAAGAGAAACGCAAGTTTCCATCAGAAGTCGTTGATTTGCCTTCTAAAGGCTTGTTGTATCCAAAGGAACATCCTTGTTCTAATGGTCAAATTGAAATAAAATACATGACAGCCAAAGAAGAAGACATTTTAACTTCTCGTAACCTTATTCAAAAAGGAATCGTTTTGGATAAGTTGATGGAAAGTGTTATTATCGATGATAAAGTAAAACTCGATGATTTACTTTTGGGCGATAAAAATGCAATAATGATTGCTACAAGAATACTTGGATATGGTAAAGATTACACAGTTCAAGTTGAAGACCCAAATACAGGTGATAAACAAGAAGAAACTTTTGACCTAACCCAAATCAAGGATAAGAAACTTGATGAAAAGTTATTTAAAAAAGGTCAAAATGAATTCGAATTGGATTTACCAGCATCGAAAGTTAAAATAACTTTCAAACTATTAACTCATAAAGATGAAAAAGACATAGAAGTGGAGTTAAAGGCATTACAGAAGTTTCAGAAAGCAAGTGGAGTGACGAGTGAAATCACAACAAGGTTGAAAAAGGCAATCTTGTCCGTTGATGGAGACCAAACACCAAAACGAATCAATGAATTCGTGGATTATGAACTACTTTCAAGGGATTCATTGGCATTAAGAGAATATCTTAGGGAAATCACACCTGATGTAGATATGTCATTTACTTTTGTAAGTGAAGCTACAGGTGATGTTCACGATATGGATATTCCATTGAATGTCGAGTTTTTTTGGCCTGCGGGCAGAAGATAGGCCCGCTATACACGACCAAATCTTCTCTCTTTGCTTTCATGGGAAGGGGGGATTTAATCACACAGAAGTCTATGAGATGCCAACCTATCTGCGCCGTTATTACATTAAAAAGGCAGAACAATTCTATAAAGAAGAGAAGAAACAGATGGATAAAGCACAGAAAAAAGGTGGAGTTTCTCGACCAGGTATCACAAGAGGCCGTTAATTTTTCCTTAATTTGATATTTATTATTGAGTTATACCATTCAATTTAAATCAAAAAAAAACACACAAGGAGATGACAATGGCCTCATCTAAAAAACTAACCGAACAAGAAGAACAAAGGCTAACTGAGGGAATCTTAGACAGCATTTTCAAGTTGGTTCTAAAGGGTAAATTGAACCAAATAGAAAAGATGGGTATTCCTGATGACCTCAAGGCGTTGGCAAGAGACACAGACAGAAAAGTCAAGAAGGCCCGAAAATCATTGGCAAAGGCTAAAAAAGCTAGAGCAAACTTCTTAAAACACTAAACAAATCTAAATAATGGCAGAAAGTAGAGACAGAGGAGTATTCGGTACATCTAAAGAAAGAAAGGAACAGATGAAGGACCTGAAGGATAGTATTGCCTCACAGGACGCATTAGTAAAGTCTCTAAAAAAAGGAACCGCCGCTTACAAAGAACAACAAAAAGTTCTTTCCAAATTAAAAGCTGATATCAAACAAGTCAATTCTTTTGAAGAAAAAAGAAAAGAGACAGTCAAAGGTTTTCAAAGCACACAAGAAAAAATATATAAAGATAATGCTAGAATAAGGGATTTGGGTAATACCATTTCCAAACAGGCGATGAGACAAGCCAGTATCAATCAGGATATTGGAGATTTCACCTCACACATAAACAAAAATTTAACCCTAGCTCATGAATTATCAGAAGGTATATCTTTAGAAGGTAGAGATTTACAAGATGCTTACGGAGTATCAGGTCATAAACTTGCAGAAATGGGTGGTTTACTCGATGGTGTAGCAGGTTCACAAGACAAAGTAGCTCAATTATCCTTATCAATGGCAGAATCATATGGAGACATAGGAACAGAAGGTTTCGATATGACTTCCAATATACAAGCATTACAGGAAGAAAAAAAGGCATTAGAAGCTAGAAAGGCAGTTATAAAGGAATCCAAACTACCCGAAGATTTCAAGAAATTCCTATTGGCAGAAATTAAGGCAACAGAAGATAATATTGATGCACAAGCCGCACGAGGAGCAGAATTAAATAGGGTAAGTGAACTAACATCAGCAGCTCAACAAGAAATCTTGGGCCCACTTGAATCATATAAAGGAATGTTAGAGAGTATGCCTTTAGGTGGTTTTATATCCAAGCACATGCAGTTGGATAAAGTTATGGGTGATTTTGCCGAAGGAACGAGAAAATCTTTGGCAGCCGCCTTTGATTCATCAAATCCAATGGGTTTCAAAATGGCATTAGGTAATATAGAAAAGGCTGGTGGAAAGGCAATAGGTGCTATAAGCCAAGGATTTTCACAAGTAAATGCTTTATTTGGTGGTATGTTAGGTCCTCTTTTGGCTATCGTTGGAGCCATAATGTTAGCCAAGAAAGTCATGGAAATGTTCTATGGTGGAACAATGGAGACGAGAAAGGAACTTGGTGTTACAACGGCTGAGGCAGCCAAACTACAAAATACAGTAAATACAACTGCCATGGAGTTTCAATTTTTAGGTGTGACTGCAGAAGACGGTAAGGCAATAGTTGCTGGTATACAAGATAACATGGGTGGTGTTGGTGAAGTCACGAGAGAAACCGTATCTGGTTTCGCATCATTAAATGCACACTTTGGTGTATCAGGTGAACACGCCACAAAATTATCCACCGCCATGCAGGCAGTAGGTTCAGCAAGCACAGCCGCATCCATTAGTCAATTGGAAAGTGTTGGTCACTTGGCAAGAGCTAATGGTGTAGCACCCGCCGCTATAATAGCAGATATGGCAAGTGATATGGAGTTTTTCTCTGAATTTGCCCAAGATGGTGGTAAAAACATAGCTATGGCCGCCATAGGAGCCAAGAAACTTGGAATAAGCATGGAAACCGTTTCAAAGATGTCAGAAAGTTTATTAAGTTTTGAGGAATCCATAAACGCACAGATGGAAGCAAGTATGCTAACAGGTAGAATGATAAATACCGATAAAGCTCGTGAGTTAGCACTGGCAGGTGACTTGGAAGGAATGCAAAAAGAAATTGTAAGTCAAATCGGTACTCAAGCTGATTTTGAGGCCATGAATGTTGTTCAACGAAAGGCAATGGCGGCAGCATTTGGTGTAAGTGTATCGGAATTATCAAAGATGGTTGTCAATCAAGATAAACTCAATAGTATGACTGATGCCGAACAGAAACATAGAGACTATATGGCAAAAGTAATGGAATATGCTGGAAAGGCATTCGCGGGATTCCTATCTATCGGAAAGGCATTATTACCTGTTCTTGCTGGTATTGGAGTTGCCATGATGGTTGCTTTCTGGCCAGTAACAGCCGCAGTAGCAACCGTGACAGCAATAGGAATGTTATTCAATGAATTAAATAAAAAAGTTCCGATGTTAGGAACCGCACTTGGTGTTGTTTTAGGTTTGGTAACTGCTATCAAGGTTCAATCAATGTTAGCAGGAAAAGGTCTTGGTGGTGGAATGATGGCAGGAGCTAAAAATATGGCGTCTGCCGCTAAAGATAAACTAAGTGGTATGATGGGTGGTGGAAAAGGTGGGGCCGCACCAAAGATGCCATCAAGTCCAACTGGTGGAAAGGGTGGTGGTAATCCATTTGGTTTCGTAGAAAAAATGGATCCGAAAAAAGTATTAGCAGGAGCCGCAGCCATGTTAATCGTATCCGCCGCATTATTCGTAACGGCAAAGGCATTACAAGAGTTCGCTTCAGTAAGTTGGGGTGATATGGGTAAGGCTGGAGTTGCATTATTGGCATTAGTATTGGTATTAGCTGCGGTTGGAGCTATAATGATGAGTGGAGTTGGAGCCATAGCAATACTAGCAGGAGCAGCCGCCATGTTGGTTATCGCCGCTTCATTGTTGGTATTGGGTGTAGCCATTCAGGCAATCGGTAAGGGGTTTGATATAT